TGTTTATGAACGAGGAAACAAATTTATACAACATTATCTTACTCAACGCGATCAAAAAGCGATTAGAATTCCACGAGTTAAAAGAATTAGCATATAAAGAGTACAGGGAATGGAACCCTGATGCGTTCATTGTTGAGAAAAAATCAGCCGGAACACAGCTCTACCAAGAGTTAAGACGTACTGGGATATCAGTACAAGAATTCACACCGCACCGTGGGACCGGAGACAAATTAGTCAGGCTCAATGCGGTATCGGACATTATTAAGTCAGGACTCGTGTGGGTTCCTGAAACACGTTGGGCTGAAGAGGTTGTTGAAGAAGTTGCAGGTTTTCCCTTTATGTCACATGATGACTTGGTTGATACCACATCTATGGCGTTAGCCCGGTTTAGGCAGGGTGGGTTTATCAGGCTTCCAAGCGACGAGCCTGAAGATATCACATGGTTTAAATCTAAGCGTAATAGGGGGTACTACTAATGGACGGAATTTATGAGTTGGCTAAACGCGCCGTGCCCCCACAAGCGCGGTTTTTTACGCAAACACTGATGGGCGATAGGTCAAAGCCACTTACAGAGAAAGATTTGAGTGACGAGGACCTGCGTAACCTACATGAAGCGGTAGCGAATTCTAGAATCAGATTGAAACAAAAAATAGAGTCTGACCCGACCGAAGCCGCTAAGAAACATAAAAAACAGTTTGAACAAGGGTACGGTAACGTCCAGTATGACGACTATACAAAGATAACGCACGGCGACGGGGCGGTTCAGTACAGACAAGATAACCCCATGCACGATACATTAGGGCGGTTTGGGTATCAGATATTGCCAGACGGCACGATACATATTAACGATAAGTATGACTTTTATAACCCAATTCGTGCTAAAAACGTAGAGAATTTTGAGAAAGAAGGGCCGATTACGAAGGCTCTAGACTCAAGCACAAAGGCAATAAGTCAGGCCGCAGTTGGAGATTTTAAAAGTGCTGCCGGGACAATAGGCGAAGCATATATAGGGCGTAACGGTAGACCGGTAGATATTACATACCACCCCGATGAGATCTATCCAGAAGATTCTAAATACAACCCCAAGCAAACACTTCAGCAGTCTCTTCAACAACTACAAGGGCAAGACACACAAGCTGCCCCTGTAAAACCATTGATCCCTTATAAGAAGGGTGGCATGATAGATAAACCGTTGCAAGGCAACCGCAAAACAATTTAAGGAAACATATGTCAATAGATAAATCACTATCGCAAGCACCCCAGGGTATCGAAGAATTAATGGACGAAGGTCCTGATATTGAGATCGAGATTGAACTGGACGGCGAAGACAACGAATACCAAGAGTTTGGTGAGCCTGAAAGCAACGATCCCAAGTTTGAAGATAACCTTGCTGAAGAGATGGACGAGGGTGACTTGCAGTCTTTGGCACAGGAACTATTAGAAGATTTTCAGTCTGATTTAGATGGACGCAAGGATTGGCTACAGACTTATGTAGACGGGTTAGAACTCTTAGGTTTAAAAATAGAAGAAAGATCGGAACCTTGGGAGGGCGCTTGTGGTGTATATCACCCGCTTCTTGCTGAAGCTTTGGTTAAGTTCCAGTCTGAGACCATGATGTCAATCTTCCCAGCAAGTGGGCCAGTTAAGACGCATGTAATTGGTAAAGAAACACCTGATAAGAAAGAAGCTGCTGAGCGTGTTCAAGAAGATATGAACTACGAACTCACAGAAAGAATGCCTGAATATCGCCCTGAAACTGAGAGAATGTTATGGGGTTTGGGCCTTGCCGGTAACGCATTTAAGAAGGTGTATGACGACCCGAGCCTTGGCAGACAGGTTGCTCTGTATGTTCCAGCTGAAGATATGGTCGTGCCATACGGTGCGTCTGACTTAGAAAGCGCCGAGCGTATCACGCACGTGATGCGTAAGACTGAGAACGAGATAAAGAGATTACAGGTTAGTGGGTTCTATAAAGACGTAGAGCTGGGTAGTCCGATCAATGTTCTTGATGAGGTTGAGAAGAAAATTGCCGAGAAGCTTGGCTTTAGAGCTGATGCTGATGACCGCTATAAGATCCTTGAGATGCACGTTAATTTGGACTTAAAAGGTTACGAGCAAGAAGATGGTCTAGCACTTCCATACGTCGTAACAATCGACAAGGGCACACAGAATATTCTGTCTATTCGTAGAAACTGGATTGAGGATGACGACCTGTATAAGAAGCGTCAGCACTTTGTGCACTACGGGTATATCCCAGGTTTTGGCTTTTATTGTTTTGGTTTGATCCACTTGATCGGCGCATATGCTAAGAGTGGCACATCAATCATCCGTCAATTAGTAGATGCTGGTTCACTTGCTAACCTGCCCGCAGGATTTAAAACAAGAGGACTTCGTGTTAAGGGTGACGATACACCTCTAGCTCCAGGTGAGTTTAGGGATGTGGACGTGCCGAGCGGGTCGATGAAAGACAACATCATGCCCCTGCCATATAAAGAGCCGAGCCAGGTTCTTATGACGCTCTTGAACCAGATCGTTGAAGAAGGTCGCAGATTTGCTAACACCGCTGACTTGCAGGTTAGTGACATGTCTGCCGCTGCACCTGTGGGTACAACCCTGGCAATTTTGGAGAGAACACTTAAAGTGATGAGTGCTGTACAGGCACGGATTCATTATTCACTCAAGCAAGAGTTAAAACTCCTTAAGAAGATCATTGCCGATAACGCTCCGACTGAGTATGACTATGACCCAGAAGAAGGCAGCAGAAAAGCTAAACAAGCCGACTACCACAACGTCGATGTAATCCCTGTCAGCGACCCCAATGCGTCAACAATGGCGCAGAAGATTGTCCAGTATCAGGCGGTTATGCAGCTTGCACAGCAGCAGCCACAGCTCTTTAATATGCCGTTCTTATATAGGCAGATGTTAGATGTTCTAGGTATTAAGAATGGGGCTAAGCTCATTCCGATGCCGGAAGATCAAAAACCAATGGACCCAGTCACAGAAAACCAGAACGTTCTGATGATGAAGCCCGTCAAAGCATTTGCGTATCAGGATCACCAAGCACATATTGCTGTACATATGTCAGCTATGCAGGACCCCAAGATCATGTCGCTCTTGCAGAATAACCCGATGGCACAGCAGTTACAAGCTGCGATGATGGCTCATATTAACGAGCACCTAGGGTTCCAGTACAGAGTTGAGATTGAGAACCAGCTGGGTACAACACTCCCACCACAGACAGACGCGTCAGGTGAAGATGTACCGATTGATCCAGAAATGGAAGCTAAACTTGCACCGCTACTTGCCCAAGCCGCACAGAAATTACTGGCACAAAACCAGAGTCAGATGCAGCAGCAACAGGCTCAACAGCAAGCGCAAGATCCACTTGTTCAGATGCAACAGCAAGAGCTTCAGCTCAAGATGCAGGAGCAGCAACGCAAAGCGGCAAAAGACCAGGCAGACAATATGCTCAAGGCTCAGCAGCTCAAGCTAGATGCACAAAAAGCCATGATGCAAAACGCTACACAGAGAAAGCAGATCGACATTGACGCACTCAAAACAGCGACACAAGTTAAAGACGACCGTCTTGCTAGACACATGGACCACCAACACGATGCAATAACTACACTGGCTCAACACGAGCATGAAATGAAGTTACACCATGCGGGCGTAGCGGGAGACGTCCTTAAAGCCCACGCAGCACCAAAACCACCACCAACAAAGGGTAATAAATGAATGACTTGGAATACTTACTGACAGAGTACAAAGACCGCATGACTATGCTCTCTGAGGCTCTCGGTAGGGGGAATGCTACTTCTTTTGAGGAGTACAAGTACATATGCGGTCAGTTACGAGGTCTTGAAGCCGCATGTTCAATCATCATAGACCTCAAACAAAAAATGGAGCATTCGGACAGTGAATGATATTAACCTAAACGCGGCAGTCGATTTAAGCGCAATCTTAAACAAACCAGCCGAAGAAAAAGCCAAACAACTCCCAAAACCCTCCGGATACCACATTCTTTGTGCAATTCCAGACGTTGAAGAAGAGTTTGACAACGGAATCATCAAGGCAGATACCACAATACATTATGAGGAGCTACTTACAACAGTGCTTTTTGTTGTGTCTTTGGGGCCTGATTGCTATCAAGATAAGACTAGATTCCCATCTGGTCCGTGGTGCAAAGTGGGTGATTTCATCCTAGTGCGTCCCAATTCTGGTAGCAGATTGATTATTCATGGCAAGGAATTTCGCATGATCAACGACGACAGTGTCGAAGGAATTGTGGATGATCCTCGTGGTATTAGACGTAAATAAAGGAGCCGGACATGGCAACATTTGAATCAGCAAATCCATTCCCTGATGCAGATCAGGATGAAGATAAGGGTAAATCCCTAGAGACAGAGTTAGAGATAGAAATTGAAGACGATGTCCCCGAGGAAGACCGGAACAGAAAACCAGCAGATCCCGAGAAAGTCAAACAACTAGAAGTAGAAGTAGACGATCTTGACAAATATAGCAAGGAAGCTAAAGACAAACTAATCCGTATGAAACGGGTCTGGAATGACGAACGCAGACGTGCTGATGCCGCAGAAAGGGAGCGCCAAGCTGCCCTAGAAGCCGCCCAAAAACTCCACGAAGAGAACAAACGCATTAAGCAAATGCTCTCAACCGGTGAGAAAGAATACGTTCAGGCAGTGAAAACTTCGTCTGAAATGCAGCTTGAAATGGCTAAGAAAGCTTACAAAGAAGCCTATGATTCAGGAGAGTCTGATAAGGTCTTGGAAGCCCAACAAGCACTCACAAAAGCAACACTTGAACTAGATAAAGCAAACAATTTTAAGTTGCCCGCTTTACAAGAAGAAGAATTTAGTGTACAAACGCAACAACAGCAACCACAACGTGCACCTGTAGACGACAGAGTTGCACAATGGCAAGCAGAAAATCCCTGGTTCGGACAAGACGAGGAAATGACTGCTTCAGCTCTTGGGTTACATGAAAAGCTCAAGCGTATAGGTGTAGTTGTTGGTTCTGAAAAATATTACGCAGAGTTAGACGCAACAATGCGAAGACGGTTCCCAGAAAATTTTGAGGAGCCGGGTGAAGTGGAAGTAGAGGAACCTCCTAGAAAAGACGTTTCTAAGAAACCCTCAACGGTCGTAGCGCCCGTTAATAGATCGACCGCATCTAAACAAAAAGTTAAGCTAAAAACATCGCAGCAAGCGATAGCCAAAAGGCTTGGTTTAACTAATGAGCAATATGTCCGTGAACTTTTAAAACTGGAGGCCTAACATGGCTGAAAACAAACTTAACCGTGAATTAAATACTCGTGCTCTAACCGAGCGTCCTAAACAGTGGATGCCCCCAGAGCTTCTTCCAGAGCCAGACAAAGAGCCTGGATACGGTTACAAATGGATTAGGGTGTCAATGCTCAATCAAGCTGACCCACGAAATATCAGTACGAGATTCCGTGAGGGTTATGAGCCCGTGAAGCTAGAAGAGCAGCCCAAGTTCAAACTGTTAGTTGATCCCGAGAGTCGTTTCAAAGACAACATCGAGATTGGCGG